ATCATCTCCGGGGTTTCCGGAGCTGGGTGGAAGCATATTCCCTTCGCCATCCATCTGAAGCGCTGGGTTTTGCTTAAATATCTCGCTTACATCAATACCACCGCGGTCACCCTCTGTTGCTGAATCGGGTGCTGGGTATACTCTTTCGGGGGGTGTGTATTGACCGGGAACTGTCTGACTTGATGCTTGGTAATCCTCTATCGGACGAGCTTTTGGTCTGTTATCTACAATATTACCGTCTTCACCGATACTGAAATCACCCTCTCCATACGGTCTGGGTGAAGGTTGAGGTCTTTCTTTTGGTCTGTTATCTATAACATTACCGTCTTCATCGATATCGAAATCATCCATCGAGAAAGGCTTACTCGGGGTCAGAATTTGATATCCTGGTCCTTCTCCGGGTGTTGGAGCACCTGAAGGTTCTCCGGGTAAAGTTTCATATCCTGGGTCTTCTCGCTGCCCCTGCGGGACTGTTACCGTTTCGAGACTATCCATCGGATTCGACGCCTCTAGAGCAGATCCCACTGTTCCCTCTTGTATTGTTTCGGGTTGCCCGGGTTGAGTACCTCCGTTTTGAACTAGCTGTTTTTGCTGCTCGGGGGTCATCGCGTCGTACTCATCTATATTTCTAGGTCGAGGCGTTGAATTTTCGGGGGTGGGCGCTCCGGCTGATCTATTTAGATTATAATTCCTAAACATTTGCTTCTGCTGATCCGAATCTAAAGCATCCCATGCTCCGGCCTCCCGGTCTCCTGATGTATCATATAGATTTCTATATTGATCGCCTTTGTCCGACATCGTATCATCTTCTAAATCGAGGGTGGCTTTCTTTCTCGCGTCAATCTTTTGCTGCTTGATAAAACCCCCCATTTGGCGATTCGCTTCGGCCTGCATGTTCATCTGAGCGCGGTTTGCTTTAGTCGCTCCGCCTGTTCCAAGTGGTACATTTGCGGGTAGCGATTGAGCAGCGTCATTTATATTTTTAATCCTTTGGCCTGCGCCCGTTGGGCCTGCGGGCTGGGCTGGAGCCTGAGCCGCTCCGCCCTCGGGTTGATCTAAAGTTTTTGGGGTTGTTGGTTTGGGTTTAAAAACTAACCCGTCTTTGTCTTTACTTGACGGCTCACCTGGTTTTGCTTCTTCACCCTCTACACCTAAGGCTTCGTCCGATTTACTTTTAACATTAAAGTCCTCTTTAAAAGCTTCTACACTTCTGTCGTAATCGCGAGAAACCCCATAATCGGGAGATCTTAAGTTATCATAAAAATCTTGATCTTTGGACACTATCCCATCGGTTACACTTTTATCTATAAATTTATTAAAAGAATCGAAATCTTTAAAACCTTCTAGGCCGCTGTCGATAATAGATTCGGGGGTGAAACCTTTTAGACCTAAGCTTTCTATAAAAAGAGCTGGGTCCGATATTTTTAAGAAACCGGTATGGTCGGTAGACACACCTATCGATTCTAATGTGTATAGTTTTTCTTTATTAGGTTCGTTAGGTGTAACTGGAACATACGGTATAGCCATAACGAGAAGAGTAGTTGCGGGGAATTACGGCATCAACCGCTTGTAATTCTTCTTAAGGGCTCCTAAAGGGACACGCATGAAGCCGTCAGGGCACATTAGGCTTGGGTTCTTGCGTAGCATGCGGTTTGTAATTTTGCTCTTTTTAGGTGCTTTAAATGTGCTAGCCTGGTCGATATTATATAATGCGATCGCCGCAGCCAGAACATGGTCATCATGATGGCCCGGGGCAGCTTGAGGTTTGCCTTTATCACTAATTACAAAGGTTTTCATTTCTTTTAAAACATCGGGATCGGGGATATCAAAGTTCTCCTCAATCAATTCGGCTGCCATATGGTCAATTACTGTCTTTCGGGTAATCTTATCGGTAGACCATCCATAGCTTTTTTCCACCATTCCGCTCGAATCATTATATCGGCGACGGCGGTACACGCTCAATCCAGCTTCCAATAGATATTTTAATAGTGCCAATCCGGAATTATTAACCTCAGGGATGATAAATGCGTTCCCGTACCAACGGGCAATGCCTTCAATCTCCTGAGCGAGCACGCCAATGTCCAATCGGCTGTGATGCAATGCGATCAAACGTGGGACATGCCAGTTACCATGCCAATCTTCAAAGGGGGCTTTCCAAACCTGAACAGAATGGAAGTCAGGATCAGCTGCTAATCCCTGCATTTGTTGATCCTCTCCAGTGCATGTATCAACCGAGATCAAATATTGAGAATCATATTCCGGTTCCTCGTAAATTTTCCAGTTCCCCAAGCGGTCAGGTTTAAAACTAGCGGTTTTCCCATCGGTTTGGACGCCAATTGTTCCCATTTTGGGTTTAATACCAGCCGAAGCCTTTGACATTTTATCTAGATTGCCAACATGAAACCGTGGGCGGGAGGACATTAAGAAACATTCCTCGGGATCACTCGGATATTCCTGGCGGAATTTGGAAAGATCACCATTACATTTGTCCTGAAGAACGCGGCGACGCCAATGAAGCTGTTCAAGATTTACTCCAAATCTTTCCATCTCCTCCTTTTCGTCCTCCGTCATGGTGTCACTGAAATCCTGACGCTCGGATTTAGAATTAAAGGGAATAACCGAGTCCTCAAATTCAAACCATGCGGCAAATATCTTTGCCCATTCATTATCCTGTACCCATGTCCGGTAAAACCAACCGTTTGGGCCATTAGGTGTGGAGTCAGCTACTACCAAAGATAAATTGTCCCCGTCATATAAACTCTGCAAATATCCAAGAGCGGGGTCCCGTTCTCCCTGCATGGGCCAGAATGCAACCTCAGTCATATTACCAACCTGAATTGTACCCGATCGGCCAGCATTCTTGGATCCCGCGGTCTCTTTACCATAGGCTGATCCACTTTGGAGTTTGATCAAGTCCGCAAGACTACCGCCGTCGGCCACAGACCCTTGGCCTTCGGTCCAGGGGAAATGGTCGCTCTCCGCATACCGGCGGTAAATTTCGAAAACCTTGTCACTTGTACCGCTAATATCCCCCATCAAAGATCCGGCAAGATTTTCATGCTTTCTCATGTGGTGATATGTCAAAGCCTGCGCGCATGTACTCGCTCCTTTTTGCCGGGGCTTCAGGATAATCATCTTACAAGGCCGGTCTTCGAGCTGACATTTCCGGTAATGGGCAAACATTCTTTTTTGTAGTGTGTTTGCTATCGGTTTTATGTCTTTTCCCCGTTTATCTCGGATTACTCCGAATGTACTAAACCAGACTTCCGGGTCGATTCTGATTAAATTTTCTAGTTGCTCGGTATTTTCAGTCATTGAATCGGGTTTGGCTTGTGAGTTGGACTGTCGTCCATCTTAACGTCGTATTTATACTCGTATTTATAATGATGATAGTTATGTACCGTACACGCCGGGACGCTCAATAAGACTAGAATTCGAATTAACACTTCCAGCGGGCTCGGGCTGCTTTACCTCTTTCACCCGTCCAACTTTTGGATCGCGCACAAAATGATTTACGCCTACCCGCAGCTTTGCTTCCCTTTTTAACCTTACCTGTAACCGCAGTCTTGAGCTTGGATCCGGGATTAGCTTTGCGATATGCCGCTACACCCTTCTTTGTCATACCGGCACCAGCTTTTGCGGTGCGGTAATTCGCTCCTTTACCCTTAGTCGTCTTCCGAATGGGTTTACTTGGTTTTCTTTTTGCGGGCATAGCTGGCCTTTTTCTTACCGGGCATGTTCTTGATAGGCTTTTTCTTGGCCGACGTTTTCTTTTTTCCGTATGTTCTTCCGAATCCTGGCATTATTTTCCTCTGCTCCTTCCTTTAGATTTGGGTACGCAGTTAGGGACTTTGCGACCTGATTTATTCTTCATACCAATTGCTTGATATCCTTTCCAGCACGGGCCTTTCTTCTTGGCTGTGCCGCTAGCTTTTTTCTTTTTTGCTGGCATGGTTATTTCTCCTGTTCATTGCCCGAGCCAAAGCCTGTCGCTTTGCTACTTCTGCGGGCGTGTTCATAAATTTAATCTGTTCTAGGCTGTGCATTATTCATCTCCTATTTCATCCAAGAATTCCTGGTCGGGCTCGAATTCGACTGTGGTATTGCAGAATCTCTCGATTACACCTATTGCGAGATGTGACATTTCTAATTCATCCAGGTCTGACTCCTCCCACCAACGGACAAATACCGCCGATAATTCGTGTTCAAACTTTTGTCCTGGGCCTTTGTCTGGTTGGTTGTTCATAAAGTTCCTCCGGTCATGTTCGCAGCTGGGCTTACTCCGGTTCCGGGTTTTGTTGTGTAATACTTGTGATTTCCGTGCTGGCCTAATTTTCTAAGTTTTGGGCTTTTTGACCAATCTGGGTTTACTTTGTCTGAGTGATAATGATCGGCTTCTCCAAATATTTCTTGAAGTTCGTCCGGCAGCGACTGGTTTGATATTTCGTAAGCTTGTCGAAATTGTTCATCTTCTGAATCCTGGGATAGT